ATTGAATCTTTTGCACCGCGAACGAGACATAAGATGTCTCCACAACAACGAAAGGAGGACCAAGAGCTGTGTCTCACGCAGGACGTGATGGATCTGGTCCTGGACTATGCCGTCCCACAAACCAAAAGCTGGCAAGCAGCCGCTGTTTGGGGTGAGATGAACGGCGAAACGTCCCACAATCCCAAGACATGGGGCGAGCTGGCCGACGCGGGTAATTTGTACCGAGAACGCGCTGCAGAGCAGGAAAGACGTACCGATATCGTCAGCACTGGGAGGCGCGTTTGTTTAACCTACCAGATTAAGGAATATCTGGGTTATAGTTCAGCCGATTTTTCGGCAGCAGCCTCAGTGCTGTTACGGGCTTCATTGCACACGATCCTCACCGAGACGTGGCGTGAATACTGCCAAATTTTCCCGTACGATGATGGAGTTAACGAGCCAGTCGTTATGCCGGAACTTCATGTTCCATCATTGCATTTCAGCTGGGTTTACCCACGCTATTCGTACTGGCACGAACTCAACGGAATTGTTGAGCTTCACCCGTATCTGGATTATTACACGGTTGAAACAATCGGTTCAAAGAAGGGACGTGATGAGGGGCTGTGCGTCAGCGACGCCCACACCATTAAGCGCCGACGCTTTGCCATTGAGCTTAAGGCAGCGCTGTTCCTTCTGATGGTGCAAGGTAGACTCCAATTCTGCCAAGCAGCATCAACCGAACCTAACAAGTATGCCTCCCTAGCTCGGTTGGTTGCTGATTGGTTCGGCGAGCTTACTCTCGGGTTTCTCGGCGCTATTAGTGAGATGATGCTGCGCATCAATTTCGAGTGGTACTACGCCATGGCTCCCGAACTGCAAGCTCTCTTCGATATTCTGCTCGCGACGTTCGTTGCTTGCTTAGCGTACAGATTTACTAAGCAACCAGCCTACAAGCTTGCGGAGAAGAAGGAAAAGAAAGGGCGTAATTGCTTCCTCGGACAGACGGCCACGGAGAGTGGTATCGTTTACAAAGTCATGATCGATGATAAGATCTATGTACTGAACAGTCAAGATGCCGTCGCCGGGAAGCGTTACGAAGAAGAGATGGCAATGCCGGGCTCGGAGTATTTTCCGTGCAAAGAGAAGCCAATTGGAGCTATAATGGTTTCCAACGCTGAAAAGGATCTTTGCGTTTTCGGTATATTCTGGAGACTGGATAATTTTCTAGTCACAGCTCGGCATTGTGCTGATGTTCTCAATCAATCAACTGCGGACATTTATCTGGCTAAGACTAAAGTCACAAAGCACAGAAACTATGAGGTCGACACTACAAAAGTGTGGCCCGTTCCTGATGATTTCTTTGATGCGACCGAAAACCTTATCGGTTCGCTGCACGTTGATGCTTACGTGAGGGAATTGACTGACTCACAGTGGGCGCAGATTGGCATCGGCAAAGCTGTAATCAAGCTGCCTTCTCTTTACGAGCAACAAGTTCAGACGGTGGGTTTCACTAACAACGGGTTGTTAGTCTCTGCAAACGGGAAAACTCTGAAAGGGAGCGGACTCGAACAACTTCACCATACCGCAAGCACACAAAAAGGCTTCTCAGGCGGCCCTATATTTTGCGGTTCCAGCGTGGTAGGAATGCACGTTGCCACAGAAGGCACGCATAACATAGCTATCCGCCGCGAGCTGATCAGTTATTTGATCGAAGTTGGAATTGGTGAGGAGTCAAGAAAGAAGCATAAGAAGTACACTTACGCGGATGCAGCGTACAAGGAGTACTACCGCCAAAACAAAATGCGAGGTGGAGTGTTCAACGTGAAACGTTATGGCAACGGAGATCGTTTCGCTCTAGAACTCGATAATGGCGAGTGCACGTTTGGCTGGACGTTTGATCAGATGTGTGAAACGTTTGGCCCCTACGACAGTAAGGAGAAAAACGCGGACTACCTCGAGGATCTCTTGTATGAAAACAAGAGTTTTGGGCGGGGGGTTAACTTTCGAGACGAAAATGCGGAACTGCCAACAGCCGTGGGAGTTTGGACAGTCGTAGAAGGCGAACGGCCTGTACATGCTCCAAAGAAACCAGCACGGCAGCCTGAAGTTGTGAAAGCGTTTGAAAGCATGCGAGAGCTAGCAGTCAAATGCGGTTACACTGAAGGCACCTACTGTTATCCCGAAATGGATAAGGAAACTGAGAAAGAATCGTTACGACAGCACCTGACGCTTTTCTCAGAGGGTTTGAAAAATTTGACCAACGTTCCAACCGACGAAGAGATCGGGCGTTGCGCTCTGATAGTCGCCGAACAATGCAAACTGGCGACTTTCTCACCCGACCCGGATTACAAAACTATTCCCGGCATCATGAAGGTGATCAACTCGAGTATCATCAACCCGAAGAAAAGTTCCGGTTTTCCTTATGTCGCTGAGGGAATGCCCACCAACGCCCAAGTGTTGAAGCATTATGGCGAGAAAGGTTTCGCGCAACATGTTTTGAATGAGTGGAATTCTGATTTCGTTTTCAAATGGTTCCTGAAGGCCGAACCTAACAAGATCAAGAAGCTCAAACTTGGGCGCCCGCGCGGTCTAGCGGGAATGCCGTTACACAAGCTTGCTAAACACGCCAGCATGTTCACCAACATGGCAACAGCCTTTGTTGAGAACTGGCGCGACATGCCAGTGAAGTACGGCTACTCGCCAGGCAACCCGGGTGATATCGCAAACTTGAAAAAGACTCTCCCTGGCAAGGTTTGGTCTAGCGATAAGGAGGTCTGGGACTTCAACGCCAAGGAATGGCACTTCAAGGTGTTCGTACGGGTGGTGCAGCTACTAGCGGTGTGCCCCGAGGACATGAGCCAAGAAGATTTCGCCCACTACGTGGAAGTTGATGTCCCCCAGGCTATCGGCGAGATTTACAAGGATTGCAAATACCGTTGCTCCAACGGCGACGTGTTTGTCATGCACGAGCAAGGCATCATGAAGAGTGGCTGGTTCCTGACAATTGTCGGCAACAGCGTGATGCAGCTCGTCCACAACTGCATGGTACTTATGAAACTAGGATACGATGATGAGTACATCCTTGAGAAGCGGATTGTGGCTGGTGGAGATGACGTCGAACAAGAACCGGCGCATCACGACAAGCAAGAATACATAGCTATGAGCCGCACTCTCGGCATAATTATGGAAATCGAAGAACGTGAAGGGCTCGAACACAGCGAGTATTTCAGCTCGGATTTGCGTCTCGACGCTTACAAACGCTGGCAGTTTTTGCCGCAGCGTTTTGGAAAGCACGTCGAGCATATGCTCACCATCAAAAAGGAGCATTTGGCTAGTGCGCTCAGCAATTATATGGGCGACCACAGGCACGACGAAGCCAAGTACAACTTCTTCCTGAAGATGTTCCATAAGCTCCGTAAAGACAACCCTGGTTTGTTTCCGCTCTCATACGTGAAGAGCAGACAAGCCTTGCTGTCTGCGCAGTACGGCTATTAAGCCGTGCTGTCCGACCGGCTAAGTCGTAAAACTGCCCGCGAGGGTCCTCGCGTTAATGTAATGGTGGTTGGTGGCGTAAAACAAACAAAAACGATACATGAGCTATAACAACACTGACGACCTCAACGTGGCGGGACTAGCTCCCGGTTCAATTGATGGACTGGGATTGAAGCAGCTGGTTCCCGGCGCGCTCGGCAATTACATAGGACCCGGATGGAGCAACGGTGAGTTGCAGGAAAGCGTTGAATGGGGTGGCCGTGATCCCATTGACAGGTTGGATTTGGCAGCGTACTATCACGACAGTGCTTACGCCAAGTACAAAGACGCTAGACATAGAGCTGCGGCGGACCGCCGGTTTTACGCTGACACTAAGGACATTGAAGGTCCGTTAGCTGAAGCCGCGCGCAACGCCGTCTTGTATGGAAACCACACTGGAAGACGTGCCAGTGACCTTGTGAAGAACGCTCAAGCGGGGGCCGCTATTGGTGGGATACCAGGCGCACTTGCTGGAGTTGTCTACTCTGGGCTGAAGGGCGGCTATGAGCTAGCCCGTGGTCTCCATGGAGGTTGGGAACAGGACGACAAGGACATTGACGAATACTTTAAAACCGATCCCCATAAACGAGCGGACATGTTCAAGATCGGGACTGAACCAGGCGAAATTGAGCCGTGGAACAAGCCGATTATTGACCGCAAAGCGGAAACAAGCGATAAGCTTAACACCCGCAAGCCTCGCAAATTTGACGAAAGCGTGGTAGCTAAGCGCGCGTTTGATCGCGCTAAGCATGCTAGAATGTTGTACGACATCGGGCGACCGGTGGAACTCGATGCGCAAGCAGCCGTGCCACCAATGCGAGGAGTGTCTATGGCGCATGCGGCGACCAATGAACAAGATGTGGTCGTGCATGATCCGCGCAGCTTTTTCCAGCGCGTTTTCAAGCGCGGTAGGAAGAAGAAAACCAAGAAAGCTCTCGAATCCGCCCAAAAAGATTTGATACAAAAACAACGTGAACACTTGCAGCATCACCTGAAACTCAAGCACGAAGCTGAACACAGTCAATTGAAGCAGCCCTCGGGACCAGACTGGAATTGGTCTGGATACCAGGGGCGAGCTCAACACATTCTCTCCAATAAGCTTAGTGCGCAGCAGAAAGGAAGGTAGGTAGGCGTAAAATACAATAAACAACAACATCAACAACACTCTCAACTGTTTTCTACCATGGTCAAGGGCCAAGGAAAGAAGAACAAGGTGCAGGCGAGCCGCACAAGCTTCGGCGCGGTTTCGCGCATTAACACGGCTCCAGTTGCTGTCGGTAACTCAGTGCGTGGAACAAAACCAAAGATCACTCAAAGCGCAAATGGCGCTCATGTGGTTGGTCGTGATTTTGCTTTCAGCCTCAGTTCTACTACGGCATCCATCGTTGACTGGGAGTTGATCGGCGGAGCTCCGATCACCCCATGTGCATTCCCAAGCACGGTTCTGCGTAACTACTGCCAAATGTTTGCTGAATTCAAAATCAACAAACTAGTAGTACATTACATCACAAGCTCGCCCACTTCCCAAGCTGGTGATGTGCTGTTTTATTACGCACCCCAACGACTGGAACCGATGATGGATTACACGAACAACAGCTTTTTGCCGTATGTTTTGTCGGATTCATCCACCGTCATTGGCCCTCAATGGACCAATCATTCCACGTCACTCAACGTCGATCATAATTGGAAATCAACAAATTACGGTGCAAACCCGGATCTCAATGAGGATTCCGCTGGCGCCGTTTACTGTTTCTCCAAAACTAATGCGGCCAATTCACCTGGCTACATTTTGTTTGATTACGACATTACGTTCCGCATTCTCAAGCTGAACCCACGCATGGGCGTTCTGCCAGTAGCGCGGGCGCAATCCACTATGGTCTGTCTCACGGCAGTAGCAGGAGCGACCACGGCGGCTAACTCCGCTGTTTTCGCTCTTAGTGGACTGAGTGGACGAAACATCGCAGGCGCTCTTAGCACTAACCCCACCGGCTTCATGATTGGTGACGTCTACAAACTGGTTTTGCAGGCGACCAATTCTGTAGCCGCTGGCAACGCAGCGCTTTCGGGCACGCCAACCCCAACGCTGTCCAACATTCTGCAGCACGCGGATGGCACTGCGATCACTATGGATGACGGTGACACTTACTACATCTTGGCAGTCACCAGCACCAATTTCCGTATTTACGGCACAGCTGATGCTGCGCGTACAGCGGCAAACCCACTTGAATGGCAAACATCGTTCAATGCTGGGCATGCTATTAACCTGTGCGCCGCAGTGGAATTAGTGACAAATGTTGATGATTTCCAGCAATCCTCCTACCCAGGATAAAAACATAAAAATTTGATTTCAGCACGCCACATGCATATACGAAAACACAAAATTTATAAATATCCCTGCACGGTCCCCACTAACCAAAATTAACGTTCGAAAAAACATTACCATGTGGGGTGAAAGTCGTAGGAAAAC